AAGGTAAGCAACAACAGTTGTAGATTTACCAGTCTGACGAGGGAGTTTTGCAATGTTGAATCTGTTTTCATGAAAGTCCATCAAGATTTTCTTCTGGAAATCATACATCTGAAAAGGTACTAGACCTTCATCCAAGTTGATGATCTGCATGTATTTACACGCAAAGTAAAGTGGATCATTCTTACACTTGATCCATTCTTCTACTTGCTTCTTTGTAAATTGTATCTCAGTACCTGCCTTCTTCAGGTTGGGGTTACCAAGATATACATCAGTTGTTACTGCCATTATTCTTCATACTCTTCTTTTGATATAGACCATTCGACCATGATGCGTCTACCTGTCTTACCATGTAAGTCTATGTATTTTTGATCAAGACTAGACCAGAGTCCCATGCTCTCGCCTAATTTCACGTAACTCTTCAAAGTTTTTATGTTTGGTTCCTCCATCATATTCCCATGCATAACCTTGTGATATCATTTGTTCGTTGACTGAGATGTTTGATTCCCCAACGTATAACCAGCCCAGAAGCCTACCATACTTGCCGACCCCACCAACAAGCTCAGTCCTAATAACCAATTCGTCATCACTCTTAATAACATCGTTGAGTTGAAATTTGAGCCATTCAGTTGCATCGATTCCGAGTGCTTTCTCTTCTTTATCACGGGTTCTCTTCTCTGGAGTATCCACTCCTGCAATCCTTACCCGTTCTTTCTTGAATAAATCGAATCCAAGATCTATGGTGACATCTATCGTGTCTCCATCGACCACTCGGTTTATCTTCGTAACTCGGAAATTGTAACAACTCTTCCGACTTGGGGGTGTCATCTTGCCCATATTCAAAATCATCCAGTGTATTATTTAGCATCTCCTGTACAGGAGTTCTATTCTTCTCTGCCTCGTGATCCCTCATCTGTTGAATCAATTGATTCGGATTCAAAGGAGAAGTGACTATTAAAACTGGGGTTAGGATACCAATCATCGTATTTAAAAATCCAATATATTGATATACCTACTGCTATTAGTAGAATACCAATCATAATATTTATTGACCAAACGACCTCAGACATTGGTAGTGATCTCCCCTATTTGAAGACCACAATCAATCTCAGGTGGGACTATCATAACAAAACCAATACCACAGTTGAAGACTCTTCTCATTTCATCTTCTTCTATCTCACCTGCTTCCTGTACCTTTGTAAATATCTCTGGTCTCTCCCAAGATGTCCAATCTATATGTGCTTTTAATCCTTCAGGTAATATACGTGGAACATTCTCAATCAGTCCACCACCTGTGATGTGTGCCATACCTAGTATAGGAATCTCATCCATGTAATGCTTCACTCGTGGCCAATAGATTGCAGTTGGTGTAAGTAATTCAGGAGTATCTGCATACTTTATCTTATGTCTCCATAACATATCATTGAGCAACGTATATCCATTGCTATGGAATCCATTACTCTCTATACCAATGATCTTATCACCTGGTCTGATTGAGCTACCATCTACTATCTGAGACTTCTCTACTATACCTGTACAGAATCCAGCAAGATCATAATCCCTCTGTCTAAAATGTTCTGCAGTCTCTCCACCTATTAGATCCATCTCTGCTACCTCACATCCTTTAAGGATGCCCACCATGATGTCAGCAACATTAGCATCAATCTTCTTAGTGGAAATATAATCCAAAAAGTATAATGGTTCAGCACCACTACAGATCACATCATTAACACACATAGCAACTAGGTCATAACCAATAGTTGTATAGTCGTTAGCAACCTGACAAATATTCATTTTAGTTCCTACACCATCAGTGCCAGATACTAAAATAGGCTCCTCGTAACCACGAGGAACCTCAAACATACCACCAAAGCCACCTATAGAAGGTGCTTTCGTTTTTAAGTTTTTAACAAATTCATTTCCAGCATCTATATCAACACCAGAATCTTTATAGTTCATAATTAATCACGTTGTCTCCAGTCGTCAGACCTTTCGTTGTGGAACCAGTCTACCACATCTTGTGGATCACCGAAACCCCTACGATGATTGCTTGAATCGGGGTCTCCTAAGTCCAAGCTATTCAGAAAAGAATCAGTAGGGTCATTACTCATTCTTCTCGCTGTATTGAGCATACCTCTAGCAGCAGTGTTTGCCTTTGCTAATTTCTCTGCCCAGATCATATCTTCTAAACTTACCTCAACTCCAGCACCTATGTCCTTACATATTGCTGTTAGTCTCAAACGGTATTGTGTTGATAGCATATGGTATTCAGTTGTGTTATAGTAGTTATAAGTTTTCTTCTTGGTCTGTTAGCAAAGTAACATCAGAAGTTGGCTTTGCAACACAAGTTAAAACATACCCTTCCTCAATTTGATCGTCATCTAAAAAGAATTGATCTTCCTGATCAACAGATCCTTCCTCTACTTTCATACAGCATGATGAACAAGCACCAGCACGACAAGAGTAGTTGTGGTCTAGACCTGCTTCCTCTAATGCATCAAGGATAGAAGTCTCCTCATCACATTCAAAAGTTTCAGTTTCACCGTCAGGTCGCTTTAATGTTATAGTAGCCATTTATTTTATACAAGGCAGTGTTATTTAGTTTACATGTATCACACCTTTCATTCCAGCACCAGCATGAGGATCACATTGGAAAGCATAATCTCCTGGTTCATTGAAGGTAACTTCAAAGGATTCACCAGGTGAGAATGCTAAATCGTTGTGTGATAATTCATCATGTCCAGCAAACATAACATTGTGAGGAGGTAACTCGTTGTTAATAAAAGTGACGCTTTCACCAACAGCAACCGTTAGTTCACATGGTGCAAAGACTAGCATTCCATCTTTACCCATTTGTATTTCTGCAGCATATGCTTGTGCTGCTAAAGTCATTGATAAAAATAATGCTGTAACCATTATGGTTAGTCTACTCATCCACCACATAATTTCGTGTTTGTATTTTGTAATTGTAGTCATGACTAGTGTCCCATTGGGATTCCAGAAGCCATGAGTTCGTAATGCTTGTCTGTGTCGGACAAAACCTTCAAACAGTAGTCAATAAAATGAGGATGCTCCTTTAAATAGGAGACATCCTCTTTTGAGTGTTCGATTGCATCATATGCACTTTCGGCATATTCGCAGATTTCATGAGTCCTTAGCTCCGTGTCGTGGTAGCCTACGGTATAGTGAGTCATTTGCTTATAGCACAGTACCCTTGTTCACATAGAGTTCTCAATTTCTTTATAATGTTCTCGTACTCATCCCACATATACTCAGATCCAGAAGTCTCCTTAGCTAAGTTACATGCTTTGATTATACGATGTACATCTGCTTCGTTGAGTCTCATATGCATAACAATATCTAATACTAATTATAAGTATTTCTTCTTAGAAGACAACCGTATGTTAGGTTAAGCAGACACTGCGTTATTACTTAGATCATACCTTTGATAGGCAGCAGGTGTACGTGTGCTATTATCTACAGTCCTGGCTTGAAAAGTACCTGGTGTTCTTGTAGAATTATTAACAGATCTTGCTTGAAAATCTGCATTCCAATTCTTAAATGTTTTAGTACTCCATCCTTCATTACCTGAGAACCAGTTAACTGTGCTGCTACCTGGTTGAGAACCTACTGGATTACAATCAACATCATTCCTTTGGTAAGACATTTATTTTTAATCAACTTCTATTATATCTAGTTTTTTAACTAAGTTCATAGCAGCAACAGTTCTAGAACTTGTAGTATGTGGAACTCTATGCTTTAAAAATCCTGGCCATATAACCATCAAACCGTTTTCTGGTTGAACTGTTAACTCATCTTCAAATACAATAGGTGCTGAATTTTCATCAACATCAATATAATAAGTCACTGCCCAATCATTAGGGTAGTGATGATGGTTCCTAGCATAATTACCTTCATCAAATTGTGCTACCCAAAATGCAGAAGGTAAATATTTTTCATCCAATTTTTCATCTTGTTGAAAGTAACTTCTACTAACAACTGTTGCTAACTCACATGCTTGATCTATCAAAAAATTAAATCTATCTTCATTGATATGAGTATCATAAGAACTTCTCCATGCTCTCAAATTAGTATGGGTTTCTTTTTCTGGATACTTATCTCTATATTCTTTAACCAGATCTAGTAAATGTTTATTGAGATTTTCGTGGTCATCTACTATCACTTTGAAAACAGGAAGACTCCTGTTAACAGACATCATATTAATTTTAGGCATTTACCGTTTACCACCATTCATTTGTTTTAACATTTTTTGTAGTTCTGATGTGCTACCTACAAACATAGCATTATTAGTAACCTTACTTGGACCTTTCTTCTCTTCATCTAGATCCTTAACTTTCTTCTGCAAATCCATAAGCTTATCAGTCATGTCTGCTACCTGCTTCATGGCGTTTGTAGCGACCTCATATGCTCTTGGATGCCCTGACTCCTGTGCGACCTCTAACGCCCCCTGAACCGCTTCCTGACCCTGATCTATGAGTCTATATAATTCCCCACGGGTATACTCATAGTCCTTATCCTTGTCTTCGGAAACATCTCTGATTTGATCCTTGCGTTTAGCACAACCACCTTCAGGTGTTGTGGATACTTCAACATCGAAGATCTCTTCCATGTTCTTTTCAAATATTTCGTCACTCATAATATTGTAAACCCACTATTGAATCCGAAATCATCATCAGGTGTTACTAGTATATCATCATTAGCATCAACCTGTCCATCTAGATTCTTATCAACCTTTGCTTTAGGTGTGTATTCTAACTTTGCAGCACGTCTTCCGACTGCCTTAGTACCAAGAGTCTCGTATACAGTTGCCTTACGAATAATATCAGACTTGTTGTAAGGACCATATAGGTAAGACTTAGCACTGAATGATAATGTATAAACTACTAACCTACGTTCTAAGAAGCTATCATCCCACTCATCCTCCATGTTAATACCATCGAGAGTAATAGCAACGTCTCTCTTCTCACTCATATCAGGAATCATATTGATTGTGATATTAAATGTTGGTTGGAAGAATGGTAATATCTGTTCTAGTATTTGAAGTCCTGTGTCTTGATCCTTTGCTAATATACCAAGTTCAAAGTTAATTGTATATGGTACAGGCACATACTGAACTCTTACTTCATTAGCATTCTCTGCAACAACTGTCTTGTACTTTTGTATAGGACTAGTTTTTCTTGCTTGATCATATTGTATCCCAGTCATCTCGAAATACATTCGAGGCATGGTAATAGCAACCTTCTGGGTAGAAGGGTTCTCAAATAAACGATAAAGAAACTTTTGCTTCGGACCATAAGCCAAAGCAACCTTCTCTGCTTCGATTACTTCTCCTGCGTTTTTCTTCTTTATCTCTAAGTTATTAAAAAGAGTACCGAAACCAATAACTGTTCTTCGTATTGTTTCGTTATAAAAATGTGTTCCTAACATTAGAAGCTACCTGTAAAATTACCATATTCTCCAAACGGATTTGTCTCACCCCAGTCAAGGATATCATCCCCTCCTGTCTCAAGCTGTTTATTCTGGTCGTAGTCAGAATTAGGATTATCTAGAGTTGTAAAGGATCCTAAAGTATATAGGGCATTAGAATCTACCCCTCTAATTAGGTCACCATCTAAGAAGTCACCTGTCTTATTCATCATATTTAAGGTTAGTGTTGAACCATTCCAACCAGAAACTTCACCTATAGTATTAGTAGAAAGATCAAACAACTGTGCTCTAGTACCACTAGTTGTTGTAGCCTCGTATGCATTAATAACATATCTTGCATTAGCAGCATCATAGTAGAACTCACCCTTAGTTGTTGTTGGAGTCTCACCAGTATATGTGTAACGATACTTCAACCTAAGATCTTCAAACTTCCAGAAGAAATATTTAACTAGAGTTGTTGTAGCAAAGTTTGGATCAAAACTAGCAGCATGTTCTACAAATATTTGACCATCTCCTTGTGCTGCCCATATCCTATCACCACCTTGATTCTGGAAGTTACCACCAACAATATATTCCTGTGCTTGGAAATCAACAGATAGTTCTGGAGGTGCAACTGTTATTGTAGGTGGACTAGTATATCCACTACCAGAATTAACTATAGTAAAGGCATTAACAGAACCATTTAATACTGTACATGTAGCAGTAGCAGGTACATCTCCTCCAGCAACATTAGGTGGATCTGATATTGTAATCAAAGGTGCAGACTTATATCCACTACCACCAGCAGTGATGGCCATATTATCTAAAGTACCACCAACTATAGAACCAGTCATAGTTGCTGTAACTCTTGGTGCAGACAACTCCAGAGATGTAACAAATGTTTGCTGTACTTCGATAGCATCGATTTCTTTGATACCAGTATCAAACTCATCGGAACCCTGCTCGTAGATCTCAGCAGTAATCTCAAAGTAGTATAGACTTCCTAACTGATAGAAAGGTAACTCTCTTTCTACGAATTTGATTTCATATGCGTTACCAGTTAAAGGATAATATATCAAGTCTCCTTCATTAGGTCTCTGCTCAATAGTAAGACCCAGTGATGGAACCAATGACTGTTGCCATCTCCTTCTAGAAAGAACAAACTTAATTTCATCAGTAATCCTTACACCAAACTGACTGATAAATTCTGAAGGTGATCCAAATCCCTCAACATTGATGAATAACATCTCAATCATGTATGCTTGGTTATACTCTGAATGTATTACCTCACCAAGAGTCTTATCCCTAAGCATTGTCCTAGGAATGTAATACACATCAGTACCATACAACTTGATCTGTTCATCAACCAAGTCCTGTACAAGATTCTGTTCGGTGAGAGCACCACCGTGTTGGGGAAAATATACCTTCTTCATCCTATCATATCCATAGGTGGTAACTCATATGTGCTGCTAGAATCAGCCATCATTTGATCTATCTCTTGCTGACCTTCTCTGTACATCTTCTCACCATTAAGCATTACTCCACCAGGAAGTTGTACTCCTTGGAACTTGATTAAGTTCTGACCCCACTGCCTCTTGATAAGTGCAGTAGCATACTTCTTAAGGAAGAAGTCATCCCAAACTTGTGAGTATGATGATGGATCTAATGCCCTGTGGCAATCTATAAGAAGGAACTGATCCTTAACAACTCTGTTTACATCAATATCAATATACAGTCTATCTGCTCTGGTATTAAATCTATACTCCACCAAAGCTCCTGTATTGATAATCATATCAATAGTCTCGAAGTGTTGCTTAACCATGTAATAGTTAACCAAGTCAACACCACCAAAAGCAAGACCTGTTCCTGAAGTATAGGAAAACAAGTCCATCAAATAATACTGGTTGTTTAGTCCAAACAAACTGTTACGAACAAAGTTTGAACTAATACCATAAACCTTAGAGATACCAAAGATGTGTTCTGGTATCTCTAGAAAGTTCTTTCTATTTTCCCACCCTGCTGCATCAGGTGCAGTAGTTGATTGTACTTCGTTCTCTGTCTGAAACCTAGTTACGTCATCTTCTGTAAACTTATGCTTTAAATACATCCTCTCGGATCCATCATAATGTCTCTCACGAAAATACTGAAGAGCATCATCGATCCGATCATCAATCTGATCATCATCTACGTTTATTTCTAGGACTGGAGCACCTAACTGTCGCAAACAGTATTCTTTAAACTCAGCCTTCGTGCTAGGAGCAGCCATACGAATACCAATAGTTTCCTAATGGTATTTAGCCATCTGCTTCTGTTAGTTCCTCAAGGAACCAATGTCTTGCTGCAGAAATAGTATCAAAAAACCTTATGTGCTTTGGTTGATCTTCTGTTCCACCAAACTCACAACGCCATCCAATACCACCACCTGGTCCTTCTGGTATTTTATCTTGTAGTAACTGGTTATCTGATAACTGACTTAATTGATATGCATCCTCTTCGTCATCTGCACAAAGAACTGCATCTATAACAATGTGATATTTGAATGGATCAAATTTCTTTTCTATCTCTTGAACAATTTCATATAAAGGTAACTCATCCAATGATTTACCCAAACCCTCACGGCTATGTACAGGCACTACAGTACCACCATCACCACCACCAACATGGAACCTCTCCTCTGGAGTCATTGATCGGGCTTCCGTATTATCAGTCATTTTCTAACTCAATAAATAATTCTAGTATAACATTATTTATCCACTTGACAGGATTCGGTTTATACTGTACAATTATAACACATAGAGAAAAGTATAATGAGTGTCCAAGCTATCATATTAGAAACAGGTGAAACCGTAATTGCTGATGTTACTGAAGCAATTGATAAAGCAGAGAATAAATCTCTAGGTTACAAACTATTAAATCCATTTGTAATCAATCTTGTATACGATAAGCCTGTCGAATCCGCAGAAGGATTAAGAGAAAACTCTGTTGCAAATGATGCTAGAGTTGACTTTACACCTTGGTGTCCATTATCAAATGGAAGAGAATTTCATGTAGAACGTGACTTCTGTAGAGTTATATACGATCCACATGGTAATGTTGAAGAATTGTACATCAATACTGTTTCACATTGGAATGAGTATAATTTAGATGATGTAACTGTAGACTCAGCATTAACAGTAGGATCTCCAGGAGCAGGTGAAGGTGCGTTTGATCCAGAACCACAAGATCCAGGTCAGGTAACTAAGATGACTGGACACCCTACAGATCCAAATGCACCTCAAGCACCAATGCAAACACCTCCTACTAATACCAATAATTAAATTATGACTAGTACCTTTGAAGTTGCATCCAAGTTTAAGGATGTTATTAATGAAATTAATTGGGAAAAGATAACATCTCCAGTCATGGAGACTGATGATCAAATTAATGATTATGGTGACTATGCTGTAGTAGATAACTTTTTACAATTTCCTGATGAATTTGTAGAAGCTTTATCAAAATGTCCTGCAGACTTTTTGGATATTGTTGCAAAACAAACTCATGCAGAAATAGGTAAGTTCCCATATGGTGCTAAAGATCCAGGAGTCCATCAACTATTAGTACCACACTATTTGGTTCCTATGTTGTTTGGTTTCTATAAAGCTTGTATTGATTGTGAATTTATACCTGCTGATTTGAATACTAACTTGGAAGGTGAAGGAATGAAAAGATTCCTTAACAACTTACCAGGTTACTGTTCAACTGTAGCAAATTTGATGTATCCTGGCTGCGTTAATAGTGTAGGTCAGAATGTCCCTACGTTTGACCGTTGGGATTATAGTGCTGTATTATTTTTAAATGATGCTCCTGATAGTACATTTAATCTATATGATTTAGAATGGGAAGGTAAGTACTATGCTAATGCTGAAGATCTAATGGAAGAGAAAGGAGAAGTATTAGAACAGATTGCAGGATGGTTAAATGATAATGCTACAGCGAAAGAAGAATCGGAAGAATATAAAAGATACACTGAAGGTAAACCAGGTGATCATTTCATTCAAACAAGATCAGTTGAAGTTGTAAAGAATCGTCTCGTTATTCTAAAGGGCAATCAATTTAGATTGACTAATTATAGTGGTAATGGAGAATTATATCAACTACAAATTGGTATGAATGATATACCAAAACCAAAAGAAATGGATGGTAATGAGTTCAGAAATGATGAAGTATACTCCTGAAGAGGCACAACCACATTCCAAAGGACCTAGGACTGGTAAACATTATATACCACCAGTACATATAGATGACATCCCATCATTCTCATTTAAAGAATTGTTGGAGATGTCTAGGTTCAATCCAATGGATCAAATGGATATCCATGTCGATGAAAGATATGGAACAAAGTTCATGTATATTGGTAATCTGTTGGAGAATCCATTAGACTTAAGAAATCTAATGATGAAGTTTCCAGCAGAAAGGAAGCAAGATAGTGCTCTAGAAGCAGATGACCTAAACGGTGGTAAGTCGTTTAGTGGTAGTAAAGCACCTGGAATGCAGCAACCAATTGAAAGACAACTCATGCCAGCATTTGGTAATGAGTTGTTTTTTCTTGCTAAAAGATTAAACTTCTTAAAATTTAAAAGAGAAGCAGTTACGTGGAAATATTTCACTAATTGTTTCTATCCTAAGATGCAATCTTTCAACAAAAATTACCTACCACATATGGATCCTTTTTCATATGCTGCTAATGTATTTCTAACAGAATCTGAAGACTCAGGTACAACATTCTTTAGAGTGCATTGTCCTATTGATGATAAATGGTACTACAATATGAATGATTTTATGGCTCCTTCAGCTACAAAATCTGGAGCAAGGAGATGGTATGTAGATCAGGTAAAAGAGAGATATGGATACAATGAGAAAGGAGATCCAAAGCAACCTATAGTACAACCTATAGAATCTGGGATAGAAGACTGGGTATATTACCAAGGAGATGATTTCTACGATGGATACCTTCATCTACCAGCAAGATTCAATACTATGTCTTTCTATCGTGGTAGCAGATGGCACAGTGCAACCTTTGATGCAGCAAATGCTAAGACAACAAGATACTCACTAGTTGGTGTTATAGAATGAGAAAACTAAGGTGGGATGCTTCTGAAATAAAAACCTACCAAGAGTTCTTTAGTAAAGAAGATTTCGTACAAATAAACAATTATACCAGAAGACCTCAATGGGGTTATGGTAATATATCAAATCCAGGTGAACCATCAGCACCTTTCTTTACAATGCCTTTAATGAAAGACGAGTTCTTTACAGGGCATTGTATGGATGTGATTCAGAATAAACTGAATCAAAAATTTAAACTAAATGATGTCTACTGTAATGGACATATATTTGGAACACAAGGAAGTCCTCATCAAGACAGTGGTCGAGACGAGGACTTTACTTTACTATTATATTCTAACTTAGTAGGAAAAGACATAAAAAAATGGAAGCCGCAATGGGGTGGTAAAACTGTCTTCTTTCTAACGAAAGATGAATTGACTTATGTTTTACCAAACCCAAATACTGCTACCATTTTTCCAGCGAATATATTTCATTACGCTGAATCAACCACTAGACATTTTGAGGGGTTAAGGTTATCCTTAGCTTGGAAACTATCTAAAGAGTAGGAAAGTCGTAGGTCTCCTGATACTTAGCATCAGCGTACTTATTCCACAGATCGGTTAATTCGATCAATTTATTTTTATCCCATTGAGGTTGTCCTGGACGACTTTTTCCAAGTCCTCCATCATCTCTTCTTAGAGCCTGATAGATAGCGAATGCTCTCTTATAGGTTTCTAAGTTTGCTTTTGATGTGTCTTCATCACCATCGACTTCCCAGTCCCACACCACAAGCTTGAGTTTTTCCTCAAGCTCTGCTATGGTGTGAGATTTTTCGAGAAGGACTATTCCTCCGTCATATGTTGCCATTGTTTGTGTTCTCCTTTAATTTGTGTAGTGGATAATTTATGCCTGTGACTCCTGCCATGTAATTCTAGCAGAGATCTGATATGGGTTATTAAGTGTAACTGAACCAGCGTCAACCACGTTGGCGACAACTGATAGAAGGTCAGGTCCATTTGGATAGATACCATCACCACCTAATATTGAGTTACCCAATGCACTAATCTTCGTTAGGTCGAAGGTAGTAGAGTTAGTTTCACCAGATCCAGCACCAGATGCTCTGAAGGATAGAATTGATGATCCACCAGATACAACTTCACCAGATTCGTGTTTAACCAACTGACATAGAGATGGTTCGGTCACATTCTGGAATGTGTCTACACTTAAGTTCGGGTTAAGTATCAAACTGATCTCAGTTTCGTGAGTCGTTAGAATACCAACAGAGTCAAGTGCAAGTTGCATTCGGTTGATAATCTCTCTTTCTCCCAACGCACCAGTAATAGATGAGTCTACTGAAGGTGCTAGTCGGATTGATACAAGAGGAATATCAGATGGAATCAAGTTCTCTCCACCAGAAGGAGCACCAACTGAGAAGGCAGTGCCGTTAGGAACAGCAGGGTTACCTAGGTTGGAGTTAATTGTACTGGTGTAGTTTCTTGGGAACAATGTTGTTGTTCCTTCAGTGTACTGAATGTACACGTAGTAAGTAGAACCAGAAGTATATGATTTAGTGTTAATCTGCTTACCTTGTGCGAACCATCCATTAGCAACACTGTTCTCATAGATGTATGTGTTAATCGCTAGTGTATTTGATTGTCCACTATCAAATGGGATTCTAACATAGTAGTACCTGTTCCACCAAGAATATCTTTCTTGGATAATAGTACTGTTGTTGTTAGAAGTAGATGACTGAGCAGAACTGTTAGAGAACTTCAGTGAGTTTCCTGACGCAGTGAATAGGTATGCTTCGTCATTCTGGAATGTTCCATCCATAATAACTGAAGTACCCCAGTGGAACAGAGTTCCTACGTAATCAGGAGCATCGCCGTTCTCAATCTCGTAACGAGCAGGTAGGTTACCTGAACGGAAGTAAGATTCAGTTAGTAAGTTGTTGTGCTTGAACTGATGGAAGTACTTAACATGTCCATGCTGATCTTTAAATCCAAAGCGGATCTTTCCAGCACCATACCATGAGTAATCCATGTAAGCCATCTGGATCTTAGTGATATCCAAGATGTATGCAGACTTACCATTACCATCTGCCTTGTCGATGTTCCAATCAGCTTGACCAACCTTAGTATCAACAGTCTTCGTCATGATCACATCGGAGTTAGTAACACCACGATATGATGGTTGAACTGTTACCTGAGTATCACTTGTGACCTTAACGATCTTGTAAGTCATACCACGAATAACAATTAAGTCATCCTTCTGAAGTTCAGAAGTAAACATCGTATCAGTACCAGTGATGATGTGAGACTGCTTAGTAACAGAAACACGTCCTGGGATCTGCTGAACAGATGATCTACGGCAACAGTTCAGTGTAGAACCATTGTACTCGAAGAAGAATCCGTTCTGATCATCAAACATACCACAACGAATATCACAACCAGACCATGAGATAACTGAGAGTGTTGGGAATCCACCACACTTAGTTGCAAGTGGTTCATCAAGTAGTAAGTATGTGAATGAGAAGTCATCAATAATAGTTTCAACTGGACCTTCTACGTTGAAGGCAATTGTGTCTCCCTTAATAACCTTGATCTTAAGACCAGCACTTAACTGGTGAGGTTTTGTACAGGTTGCTGTAGCAACTACCTTCTTCTTAAAGTCAACATTTCCAGATGCAATCGCACCAGTACATGCAAGAGTTAGTTCTATTGTAGTTGCATTAGTAATAGATTCAATTCTAGTACCAGCAGGAAGATCAGTTCCTTCAACTATCATACCAACAACGAAGCTACTAGTATCAGTAACGGTCATGGTTGTTGAACCATCAGCCATAGAAGCAACCTGAGTAACATTAACACCAGTTGCCTGATATGTTAGGTTGATAATTGGAACTTGTGGTGAGAAGTTAATAGCAAGTGAGGTCTGAATACCTTTACCTGACTGATAACGGAAGTACTTACGAGTCTGTCTAGAGATTCTAGAGTTAGGTGACTTAGAAGTACCGATCTCCATACCACCGTCAAATGGTCTGTGTAGGTAGAATCCATCAGGTCTTACATAGATGTAAGAAGGAATCATGTAGTTAGTACCAGACTGGGAGAATGTCCATGCTGCGTCAACAAGCAAGTTGTCGTCATCAGTAATAGCAGTAACTGTATGTGCTTCAAGAACACCTGGTGTACCACCTGTTGTGTTAACAATCTTGATTGTATCACCAAGTTTGAAGAATCTCTGGAAGGCAGCGTTAGTACCTGTAACTCTTCTTGATCCAGATACAACTTCAACTGTACCTGTTCCAGTAACTTCACCAGATAGGTTAGCAGAAACAAATGATTGGATACCAGATCCAGAACCTGTTATATTAATTGGATTTCCAGCATTTGCATCAGCAAGAGTTTGAGCAAGCTTGAAGTAGTTGTTATCAATAACAATAACATAGTAGTCAGTGTTATGTGTTAATCCACCAACATCTGATCCACCACCGTTATCATAGATAACCCTTACACCAGTACTATAGTAATGGTTAGGAATATTGATTGTTTCACTTGATGCATTAACATCACTAGCAGAGTTAAACTGTTTGATTGAAGGTGGAATCTTGAATGGGATAGAAACTTCTAGTTCTGTCTCGGAGATTGCCTTCGTAGTTGTGTATGAACCATCAACAGTACCGAATTCAGCAGTTGTGTTTTCAAATGTCTGAACTCCACTACCCTGAGAACTTAGAGTAATCTCAGATCCACCAGCACTGTTACGTAACTGGAATCTGTTAGCGTTAAGAGTCTTAACATAGTATGAGTTACCAGCAGTCAATCCACCAGGAACTGATCCACTTGTAGTCAACTTAAGAATCTCGTTATTAGAGAATAAGTTGTTAGAGATGTAGAATGAGTACTTAGTACTGTTATCACGGTTTCCAGTAAAGGTTATAGTACCTGTAGCATACCTGATTCTTACAGGTGAAGCACCAGTACTTGTCTTAATTCTGAATCTATCATTATCGATTCTATCGATGTAGAATCCACCACTATTGTAGTTGGACTGGTTATGGTAGTTATCATAGAAGTACCTAATAGTACCACTATTTGAAGTACTTAAAGTAACATACTGGTTGTTTGGATATCCATGATTCTGTTTGTAGAAACTATCGTTAGTAGAGTTGTTTCTCTTAATCAAAGCAATGTAGTTATTTGCTTGACCATCTTCTGAATAGTTACCAAAGTAACGCTCAAGGTATGCACCCCAACCTTCTTGGTAGTACCAGAAGAACCAGTCATTACCACGAATAACACAGTGCTGAGAGTTCATGTACTCACAGTACATGTTATCTCTCCAGTAGAAGGTACTTGTTAAGTTAGACTGATATCCTTGAACTGTATATGCATAACTGTAATCGTTGTATCCTTCATCATTGATGAAACGAGATTGCTTAGTGGTTAGGAAGTCATATGTACCATTGTATCTTTCAGATGTACCGAATGGTAAGTTCTCATGGTGATATCCATAAGTCTTAGGCCAGTTAAGTCTATTCCAGTAGTACCTGTTAAGCTCGAAGTGTCTTCTTCCATCCCAGTAACCTGGACGTGATGTACAGAAGAATACGACTCTATCCCAACCAGTTTGTCCACGACCATATGTACCGTTAACATAAGCAAAGTCATAACCTGAATAGCTACCACCCTGATCCCAGTAATATGTGTATAGATAAGCTTGCCACTCATACCAGTTCTTACGCTCACGTCTGATGTTATAAACAAGACCTAAGTTGTGAGCACCAAATGTCCATGTACCATCATGAGGATATGAACCTGCAGGATAGTTATCAGTAAGGTTAATGTTACCTTGGTTAAGACGCATAGCTTCTTGTAGGTAGAAACTATTATCATTAATTCTGTTTACATAATAAACTTGCATCCTACGTAAACCACCAAGAGGACGGTTACCTGGGTTTGGATAGTAAAGAACAGCAGCTCTGTTATGGAAACCGTGGTTTGGAATCGTAATTGTATTAGAACCAAGGTTCACATCAGATTCTGTAAATCTCTTAGTCCATGTACACTCATAGTTAAATGGGAATGTACCTGTTCTATCTACGTCTAGATTAACAGTTTCAACTGCAGTTGTATCAACATAAGGTTTACCGTCAGGTGCAGTAGCAGTAGGATCCTGAAGTTCTAGAACTTTTGGAGATACAGTGTTAACAAAGTAGAAGTTTGTGTTATCTTCAAATCCGTGCTCTGCCTGTGTAGTCAAATAAACTTTAGAAGTTGTAAAGACCTGAGAATTAGCAGTTCCACCCATTGCAGCGTGGTTAGCACAGTAGTAGTAAAGAGGAGTTGTTGTACTTTCTGTTACATAGATTCTTGTATATGCACCAGCAGAACCAGCAGTTCCATGCTCATAAACATAAGTTGTATACTGAGAACCACCACCATGAGTACCATCAGCAGTTGATGAGAATCTTAGTGGGTGGGTAGCACAAGAAGGATCACTTAAGTCGAATGTATAAATTGACTTACGTGATAAAGTAAGGGTATCTTGTTGAACATCAGCAATGAAGTACTTGTTACCAGCAGATGAATTAACACCAGAAGAACCAATAGTACCAGCATTAGAAGAACCAGTACAATTAACATCATCTGCATCAGCAGGTGAACCAGAGTTAGTGATCGTATGAACTACTGCACCATCAATCTTACTGATAGTACCATACCACTCACCACCACCATTAGCACCAGAAACGATTTGTCCAACTAGCCAATCTGCTGGAACAGTACCTGTTAAAGTAAGAGTTTGAGTTGCCTTTACAGTAACTGCTAAGTTATAGAGGTCGGATACAATACCAACTGCAGAACTCAAACTAACCTGAGAACCTTGGAAGAATTTACCTGGAATAATAGAGGTATATGTTCCTTGAAGTTCTCTAGATGCTGGTTGAGCAGCACGTGCTTTATATGTAAATGTTGATAGAGTTGGAACAGCCTGAATGATGTATGTACCTTCTGCTGTGATCTCTGCAAGACCAGTAACAGTAATAGGAACACCACTAGTTAGACCATGCTCATACTGTGTAGTAACAGTAATCAATTCGTTGTCTAAAGTTGCTTCTACCTTAGATATAAAGGGGATCGTAGTATCAGAAGTAGATGCATAGAAAGATGGGATGTTGTTAATCGTTTGGATTGTTTCCCACTTAGATGCTTGAGGTCCATACTCAAAGTCGGTATCAATTAAGTTCTCTGGATTTGATACTCGGAACTTGGATACAGCATCAACAAATGTTTCAGAAGGCTCGAAATGTACTGAATCTTCTTCTTCAAAGATCTGCAACGAATCTGTAGCAGACATCGCACTACAATCATGAAGCAACGTAATTGTTGTTTGATCTGCAGTTCCATCATAACTAAATGTACCAGTCTTGCTTGAATCAGCAAAGTTGTAGATAATTACATTATCTGTTGTGTTGGTGATTATAAGCGTTCTTCTCTGATGCTTATTACCTTTCAGTACGACCTGATTGGAAGCTGGAACGAACGTATAATCAAAAAGCAAATGTTTTGCCATTTTATTTTATTCCCCTTGTTTTTTATTTTGCTAGTGGTGTTTTCAATTCAGTGCTTTTAATAATATTAGTCATCTCTTGAAAAAAGTTTGGATTCTACCAACCCATTGCGGCCATCATGCCCATACTCATTGTTACTTCTTCAGTAACATTGTCTCTACGAGCAAACTCAATACCGCCAGCAGTAGAACCATCGTGTAATACCAACGTCATTTTCGTGGTATCAACAGTCAATTCTCCTAGTGCTCCAGTAAATGTAGATTGCTGTACTGTAGTTCCTCTACGGAGCTGTACCTGCTTAGTCATGGCGATCCCTTGGATTTATGCTTCTTTTATTTATAAAACCAGAATCTAAAGTTATATTATCTCCGCAAATACATATTCAGGCTCGAAGGTTCTAAGTTCATTGATCGACTCTCCAGTGAGGGTAATAGTTCCTGAACCAATGTAACCTGCCCTAACGAATTTATCAGCAACAGTACCATTAACTTTGTATAGTGTTGTGTCCTCATAGTCAACTGTTGCTGTCTCAACTGCACCATTAAATGCGAATAATCTTGCGTGAGGAACAACCCAATGAGCAGTACGTTTAACATCAGTGACTCCACCAGAATATGTGTACTGAGCAGCATCCTCGTCAGGATCATAGGTGAGTTTGATATCTGATGATTCACCAGAAATTGTAGCAACAACACCTGATCCAACGTATCCCTTACGTATAAAGGCTTCTGCACCTGTACCTTGAACCTCGAATAGGTAGTATGTCTCCCAATCAACAGTCTTGGATTCTGCTGCACCACTAGCAGTGAATAGAGAACCTTCTCCTTCATGTGCGAATGTTCTTGTAGCAGAAACATCACCACTAATAGTCGCAGTACCAGATCCATGATAATGATCTGTCTGTGCTTCACCTGCAATACCACTGGTGTAGATAGAACCAGAACCAATGTTATTAGGTAAGAATATAATTCTCTCTGGAGTACCAGAGATGGTAACAGTACCAGATCCAATATAACCAAGGGTGATAATAATATGACCATCACCACTGACTTTGTGAAGTGTGGTATTCTCTGGAGGATTGGTTGTAATAGATTCTGCAGTACCACCTGCTGTGAACAATCCACCAGAACCAGTATAATGTCTGGTGATAAGTGGTACATTTGGAGCCATCCCGTAAAGGAATGCACCATAGAAACCTTCTGCCTTCCAACCAAGACTGATATCTGTTGCTTCGCCACTGATCGAGTAATGAGCAGTCTGTAAGAACTGATCGATGTAAGTTGTGGATGATGGAGAAGTTCCAGATAGTGTAATAGAACCAGATCCAATATAAGGTCTGGTACGAGTGGTATCTCCATCTCCATAAACTGTGAATAGACCAGTCGTGAACTCTGATGTTGAGATAGACTCGACAGAACCACCTGTCTCGAATAGAGATCCAGAACCAATCCAGCTTGGGATCCATCTGACTTCTGCTTCTCCAGACCAAGTATACTGTGCAGTATCTCCAACATAGCGTTCTGTATGTTTCTCTGTACCAGCACCTGTCCAAGTATAGAGAATTGTATTCTCTGGAGGATTTGTGGTTGTAGATTCTGCTGCACCACTTGCTGTCCATAGAGAACCAGTACCAACATAATCGTCTGTCTGTCTCTCGACTGCTGCACCAGATAGACTGATAGAACCAGAACCTGTCCAGTGTTTTGTAATTTGAATATCTGTGACTTCGCCAGATACTGTGTACTGAGCAGGAGTTCCAAACCAACTCTCGACATGTTTCTCTGAAACTCTTGTACCAGCATACTCGAAGAGAACTGTACTTTCTGGTGGGTTGGTTCCAACTGCTTCTGCTGCACCTGATGCTGTCCATAGAGAACCAGTACCAACATAATCTCTTGCTCTTGGAGTCTGAGCAACACCACTGATATCGTATAGACCAATACCATCGATATTTGCAGAGAAGGTTTCTGCAGCACCACCAACTGAGAAGAGTGAACCAGATGCAGTCCAATGCTTCGTGATAAGTGGTTCTGGAATTTCTCCAGATGTGAAGTAGGAACCTTGACCAATCCAGACAGGTTGCCATGCATTTTCAGAAACACCAGACCATGTGAATAGTGCTGTATCCTCTGGAGGATTGGAAGTTGTAGACTCAGCAACACCACTAGCGAAGTAAAGATTACCAGAACCAGTGAGGATGTAACGTAATTTGAATGTTGCAGCACCACTAACTGTGTAAGTACCACTACCAGTGATATGTGGAATGTAACGAGTAAAGGTTGCAGCACCAGATATACTAATGGATCCAGATCCAATGTTATCAGCATATACACGGCTCTCTGTACCAGTACCAGTAGGTGCAAGTAATACAGTGCTTTCTGGAGGATTGGTTGTAACAGATTCAGCAACACCACCAGCAGTGAATAGTGAACCAGAACCAAAGTAACGTACACGGTAGATAAGATCTGCTTCACCACTAAAGGTTGCAGTACCAGAACCAGTAATATGTGGGATATACCTTGTAAAGGTAGAAGCACCAGATAGACTGATAGATCCACTACCAACATAGTTCTCTGTATGCTTCTCGATTGCTGTACCAGTAGGAGCAAGAAGTACAGTACTCTCAGGAGGATTAGTACCAACTGCCTCTGCAACTCCACCAGCAGTGAATAG